TGTTTGACCCAACGGCTACCGTCTTGTCTAAATAATCTATTAGGCATAAAGTCTGTCCTTAACCAATAGTCTCCTTCGACTGAGTTAGTTGGGAAACTAGGACCATGTCCAAACGCTTCTCCATTAGGTGGTACACCATCGCCAACCAAATAACCATTGTACTCAGAGCGTGTTGGTGTTTCTGAAATTCTATCAACTAATAGTTCTTGTGAACTTGCATCAATATCTGATATGTCTGTAGTTTTTAATGCTACGTTACCATTGTCATCTTTAGCAATAGTATATAAGTTTGTAGTATCATAACCTGACTTAGGTGCATCAGCTTCTGCTTGAGCAAGTACAGCATTATTAATCTGCATTTCTTTTTCGTATGTACTAAGAACATCACGTAGTGTATTTGTACTTCCTTCTTCTGAAGGTAAATCAAGTATTTCTTTAAACTCTTGTGAGTCAACAATTTGTTTTAATTTAATTCTGTATAAATGCGGATACCAAGTTTGTGTAAATCCTTCAGCGGCTCTGTTTACATCTTCTACAACATAAAAACGTTTTAGTGCTACACTATAATCATTAAGTGCATGTTCGTCTTTTAAGTGTGGAAGTTCAATAACATCTCCTGGCATAATTTTACGCCCTAGTGTTCTAACACTATAATTAATAGGAATTGTCATAAACAATGTATCGTTTTGTAAGAACAATCCGAATTGACTCATATCAAAGTCAATATCTTGTATATTATAAATGCCACGCATTTTATAAATGTCTGGATCATACTTACGATCTCTGTTTTCTAAGAACAACATGTCTTGTATGTTGGTTTCTTTAACAGCATCATAACGAGGTTGTGCAGGCGTAGCGTCTGCTTCGTCTGGATTTGCGGGGCCTAGATACTTGTGTACAAAGACATCTGTACCACCTACTGTAAACATTTCGGTAATAGTTTTGTCTAAGAAATCGTAATCATTGCCCTTTTCGGGTTTGTATAAACTGAGTCTTGGCATAGTATAAGTATTTATCGTTAGCATAAATACTAGTGGAGAACAAGAAATGGCATTAAGCACACAAAAACAAGATGTATTCGATTATGTAAACGCTATGTTAGGCGGAGGCATGATTGATGTTGAACTTGACCCTATTCATTATGAAACTGCACTAGAAAAAGCCCTTGGCAAATTTAGACAGCGTTCAGATAATTCAGTCGAAGAGTCATATCTTTTTATGCCTACGATAATTGATCAAAATGAATATACGTTACCGCAAGAAGTAACTGAGGTTAGGAAATTATTTAGACGCTCAATTGGATCACGTTCAGGTGGCGGTGATGGCGGTACTTTATTTGAACCATTCAACATGGCATACACAAATACGTACTTGTTATCAAGTTCTAACATGGGCGGACTAGCAACATATGATATGTTTAGTCAGTACCAAGAACTTGTAGGACGTATGTTTGGTTCTTTTATCGAATTCAATTGGAATACTACAACTAAAAAATTAACACTTTTACAACGTCCAAGAGCAGAAGAAACATTACTTCTTTATGTGTATAATCACAGACCAGATAGTGAATTGCTTAATGATTATCTTGGTAAGCAATGGATTAAAGATTATACCCTTGCTAGTTGTAAGTATATGCTAGGCGAAGCACGTTCAAAGTTCGCAACCATTGCAGGACCACAAGGTGGTTCAACGCTTAACGGTGATGCACTCAAAGCAGAAGCACAAGCTGAAATGGAAAAGCTAGAAGAAGAACTAAAAACACAAGTAGCAGGCGGCGTAGGCTACGGATTCACAATCGGCTAATAAACACTTGACTTCCTGATAAATCTATTGTATAATAGTTTTTATTTTATGAGGAGTCAGACTTTGATTATTGGTGTATGTGGATTAATTGGTAGCGGTAAAGATACTATTGCTGATTATTTGATTAGCAATCACAACTTTCAAAAAATATCATTTGCAGATAAACTTAAAGATAGCGTAGGCGTTATGTTTGGGTGGAGCAGAGATATGCTTGATGGTAAAACAACAGAATCTAGAGAATGGCGTGAAAAAGTAGACGAGTTTTGGACAAAAGAAACTGGACGTACAATTACACCTAGATTAGTATTACAAGAATTTGGTACAGAATGTATGCGTAACGGATTCTATGATGGTATTTGGGTATCCTTAGTAAAACAGAAAATTATTGACAATCCAGACATTAATTGGGTACTTCCTGATACACGTTTTCCTAACGAAGCAAAAATGCTACACGAAGTAGGTGGACATGTATGGCGTGTAAAGCGTGGCGAAGATCCTAAGTGGTTTACAGAGTATGTTGAGTTTGATACAGAGCCTACTGATATACATCCTAGTGAATGGGCTTGGGCTCATACTAAATTTTCACAAACATTAGAAAACAACGGTACTATTGATGAACTTAGAAGTCAGGTAGCAAATCACCTTGCTTCCATTTAAATCCTTCTTTGTACATAATTTTACTACAATTGGCACATATTGTTTTTAAGTTGCTAAATCTTACGTTGTTAAGATCACCGTCAATATAATATACTGAAAACTGTTCCTTGTGTTTGCTTTTAAAGCCACACTTGTCGCAAACTTGTTTCTTTTCATATCCAGACTGTTTCCATTTAGGACTACCATGTATAGGCTTACCGTGCCTGGCACATGACTCACACTTGCTTCTATAAAAAGGTTTTCCTTTTTTGTAATAGTTAATTGCTACTGGTTTAACGCCACATTTGCATAAAGGTCTCATATATGTATTTACCTGCCCTTTTTGATCCCTTTTTCGGGGTAGATAAAGAGGCCTTTTATGCAAATTGGTATAAATAATAGTAACATGCTATATCAACAGGAGAAAATAAAATGGCTTTAGTATCACCAGGAGTACAGGTCAGCGTTATAGACGAAAGTTTCTATACCCCAGCTGAGCCAGGTACAGTACCAATGATTTTTGTTGTTTCCGCACAAGACAAAACGAACGGTGCTGGAACAGGAACTGCGGCGGCAACGACTGCGGCAAACGCAGGTAAACCTTATTTGGTTACCTCACAGAGAGAATTAACAGACTTGTTTGGAGATCCAACTTTCTATACGGACACAAACAACAATGCACTACATGGTAGTGAATTAAATGAATACGGGTTACAAGCGGCCTACTCATACTTAGGAGTAGCTAACAGAGCTTATGTAACTAGAGCAACACTAAACACATCAGAGCTAATTGCTTCTGCTACGGCGCCAGCGGCGAATCCAGCAGATGGAACATATTGGTTCGATACAGCAAATAGTGTGTTTGGTATTTTTGAATGGAACGGCGCGGCGGCTACTGTTACTGGTGGACAGAGCTTTACTAATAAAGTTCCTACAGTAATTACAGATACTACTAAAGTAACAGGCGGAGTACCAAAAACTTCTGTTGGTGCAATTGGTGATTACGCTATTGTTGCTACTACTACACTTAACAAATTGTTCTACAAAAAGAGCGATGGTAGTTGGGTACAAGTAGGATCAACAGCATGGATTAGTGCATGGGCAACTGTAACAGGAACGATTTCAAATCCAACTGTTTCAAATGGTGCTTCAATGAGCATTAACGGTACTGTTGTAACAAGTGGCGGAACAGCATTAAGTGATGTTGTATCAGCTATTGGTTCAGCAGGTATTGCTGGAGTTAGTTCAGCAGTAGTTAACAACAAATTAGAGATTTACTCAACAGGCGTAGACGTTGTATTAGCAACTAACGCTTCAACACTATTAGCAGAGATAGGTTTAACGGCGGCTACTTATAAAGCACCTAAAAATACTATTGCTCCGCATACTAGTGTACCTGAGTACAAGTCAACAGATACTGCTCCAAGACCAACTGGAAGTATTTGGGTTAAAACTACACAACCTAACTTAGGTGCTAACTGGAAAGTTAAAATGTGGAACGCAACAACTAGCTTGTGGGAAACTAAAGCGGCTCCAATGTATGCATCACCTGAGGCGGCATTACACGGCTTAGATAAAGCAGGCGGTGGTAAGAACTTAGCAGTTGGAACTGTTTACATCAAAACTAACAATGATGAAGCAACTGATCCAATTGGTGACTTTAAAATACACAGAAGACAGTCAACAGGTAATACTAAAATTACTTCAGACATTATTACAACACAAGTAGTTACAGGAACTTATGCATTTGATATTGCAGAAACTGTTCCAGCAAGTGCTACGTTAAGTGCGGCAGTAACAGTTAGTGTAACAACTAACGGTGCGGCTGACGATGCAGACGATATTGCAGGCGCAATTAACTCCGCAGGATTAACTAACGTTGTAGCAAGTGTTGACGCTTCAAACAGAATAGTTATTGAACACAATGACGGTGGTGACATCCACATTACAGATACTAACAGCGGATTAGCTTTAGCAGGATTTGTAGCTTACAATGGCTCAAATGCGGCAACAGCAACTCCAAACTTATATACAGATGCTTCAGGTAATGCATTTGATATGGTTGCTAGTAACTGGAAATACTTAACATACACACCAAGTACAACTGCTCCAACAGCATTAACAGCTGACGGTGCATTATGGTACAACAGTATTGTAGACGAAGTAGACATGATGATCCACAATGGTACTACATGGGTAGGATACCAAGACTCAACAGCACCGTTCTACGATGCTAATAGTGCAGACAAAACTGATCCAAATGGACCAATTGTTAGTGCTACTGAGCCTACTAAACAGTCAGATGATACTGATCTTAAAAATGGTGACATTTGGATTAGCACAGCAGACTTAGAAAACTATCCAAAAGTTTACAAATACAACGCTACTTCATTAAAGTGGATTGCACTTGATACAGGTGACCAAACTACTGAAGATGGTATATTATTTGCAGATGCACGTTATGGTACAAGCGGTGTTAACGGTGATACAGCGGCAACGATCCCAGCATTACTAGTAAGCAACTTCTTAGACTTTGACGCTCCAGATCCAGCACTATATCCAAAAGGTATGTTGCTATGGAACACTAGACGTTCAGGATTTAACGTTAAGAAATATGTACGTAACTACATTGATACTACAGGACTTAACATTAGATTTAACAATGACGAGTCAATGGCGGCATACGCAACTAACAGATGGGTAACTGAATCAGCTAACCAAGAAAATGGTGCAGGCTCATTTGGTAGAAAAGCTCAACGTAAAGTTGTAGTACAAGCATTACAAGCAATGGTTAACAGCAACGCTGATATTAGAGATGATAATTCAAGAATCTTTAACTTAATGGCTTGCCCAGGTTACTCAGAGCTAATTGGTGAAATGAAAACACTTAACTATGATAGAGGCATTAGTGCGTTTGTTGTAGGTGACTTACCGTTTAGATTAACACCAGATGCAACAACATTAAACAACTATGCAACTAACGTAAATGGTGCAGTTGAAGATAATGATGATGGACTTGTAACATACGATGAATATTTAGGTGTGTTTTATCCAAGTTTATTCACAAGTGATAACGCAGGTAACAACGTAGTTGTTCCAGCAAGTCACGGTATCCTAAGAACAATGGCATTAAGCGATCAAGTATCGTTTCCATGGTTTGCTCCAGCAGGAACAAGACGTGGTGGAATTACAAATGCTTCAAGTGCAGGATACATTACAAGCGAAGGTGAATTCCAAAGCGTAGCACTTAACGAAGGACAGCGTGATACATTATACGGTAATGCTATTAACCCTGTAACGTTCTTAAGTGGTGCAGGACTTGTTAACTTTGGTCAAAAGACAAGAGCTAAAAATGCTAGTGCTTTAGACAGAATCAACGTTGCAAGACTAGTAATTTACTTACGTTCGCAGTTTAACAAACTTGCTAAACCTTATATCTTTGAGCCAAATGACAAAATCACACGTGATGAGATTAAAGCACAGGCAGATAGTTTACTATTAGAGCTAGTAGGACAAAGAGCATTATATGACTTCTTAGTAGTATGTGACGAAAGTAACAATACTCCAACAAGAATTGATAGAAATGAGCTTTACTTAGATATAGCAATTGAACCAGTGAAAGCTGTGGAGTTTATTTACATTCCATTAAGACTTAAAAACACTGGTGAGATAGCAGGGCTTTAATATGATAAATACTTACAAGCAGGAGATATTATAATGGCAATTTCAACACTAAGCAAAATTACAGTACCTTTGGATTCTAGCTCTTCAGCTAGTAACCAAGGTTTGTTGATGCCGAAACTACAATACCGCTTTAGAGTGAGTCTTGAAAATTTTGGAGTATCAACACCAACAACAGAACTAACTAAACAGGTTGTAGACGTAACAAGACCAAACGTTAGTTTCGAACAGATCACAGTAGATGTGTATAACTCACGTGTGTACCTAGCAGGTAAACATACTTGGGAACCAATTACACTTAACTTACGTGAAGATGTTAGTAACAACGTACAGAAACTTGTTGGCGAGCAACTACAGAAACAATTTGACTTCTTCGAACAAAGTTCGGCGGCGTCAGGTAGCGATTACAAATTCGTTACAAGAATTGAAATATTAGACGGTGGTAACGGTGCTAATACAGCAAGTGTACTAGAGACATTTGAATTGTATGGTTGTTACTTAGAGTCAGCAAACTACAATAGCTTGTCTTACTCTACTAACGATCCAGTAACTGTTGCACTAGCAATACGCTACGATAACGCTATTCAAAGTCCACAAGGAACGGGCGTAGGAACAGCAATCGGACGTACAGTTAACACAGCTATTACAGGCGGCGGCGCAAGTTAATAGTTAATAATATTTCCTGAAACTTTAAAAGGGTGTCAATTAATTTTGGCATCCTTTTTCATTCTGTACGCACTTATCTTATTAGGATAAATATTAATGCAGGAGAGTAACGATGGCTACAAAACTTAATGAAAATACTGAACTAGCGATTCCGTTAAAATCTCTACTTGGATTAATTGCAGGTACTGCGGTTGCAGTATGGGCGTACTTTGGTGTT